CACGGTCACGGTTGAGAACCTGGCCGCCATCCAGTTGCAAGGCGGCGTGATCAATCAGCGCCGCGACTACCCAGGTGTCAACTATGGCCCTCTGGCCGCGCGTCTGGCGCTGCGAGATTTGCGTGCTTTGGGTTCACCCCTGGCGCGGATGAGCCTGACCGTGGCACCCGACACGCTGGAACGCGCGCCGCTGCCCGGTGACGTGTTCCTGCTCAACTGGCCGCGCTTGGGCATCGACCAGATGGTGGTGCGCGTGACCGGCATCGACACCGGCACGCTGGGGTCATCTGAGTGGCGCATCGAGGCGATGGAAGATGTGTTCGGGCTGGATAACGCGGTGCTGGCACCGCCACCACCGATCATCGACGAGCCAACCCTGGAGCCGCTGCCGCCCGCGTTGGTGCTGGCGGTGGAAATTCCGTACTGGGAACTGGCGCGCACCTTGTCACGAGCCGAACTGGACTACCTGACCGACACCGATGCTGCGCTTGGCGCATTGGCCGCAGTGGGTGGTGCGGGCCAGCTCAATTGGCAGCTCGCCACCGGTGCCTCGGCCAGTGATATCGCCAGTGTGGCCAGCGAGGACTACGCGCCACTTCTCACGATTGATGTGGCGCTGCCTGCCAGTGAGGCTGTTGCCGTCGGTGTGCCAGTGACCGCCATCAGTCAGCCGGAAAGGCTGTCCGTGGGCGACTACGCCTATCTCGCGGATGCGAGTGGGGCGATTGCCGAGGCCGTTGCCGTCCTGGCCTTCGATGCCGCCGACGCGACCATCGATCTCGCACGCGGCGTGCTCGACACCACACCCCAAGCACATGCCTCGGGGACTCGGTTGATCGGTGTCGGCGAATGGCTTGCATCCGAAGGTGCGGAGCGCGCCCCGGGCGAGTCGGTGTTCGTGGGCGCGATCCCGCGCACATCGACCGATCAGGGCGATCCTGTGCTGGCCACCAATGGGCAGCCGATGGTGCTGACCGGTCGGCAGGCTTTGCCGTATCCACCCGGTCGTATCCGCCTCAATGGCCAGACCGAGCCTGTCGTGGTGGGAGGTGACCTCACCGTCGCGTGGGCCCATCGCGACCGCACGCAGCAGACCGCCTACCTTGTGCAGCAAGACGAGGGCGACATCGGGCCGGAGCTGGGCGTGACCTACACGCTGCGCATCCGCAATCGCAGCAACGTGCTGGTTCGTACTGAGAAGGGGCTGCTCGGCACCACTTACCTGTGGACGGCAGCAGTGGCCGCGCTGGATGCCGGTGCGCTGGGTGACCGCATCACGGTGGAGATCAGCGCCGAGCGCGATGGTTTGAGTAGCTGGCAGCCGCAGGTGCGGGTCATGGATCGCGCGGGCTACGGCCTGCGCTGGGGACAGTATTGGGGAGGTATGTGATGGAGCCGCGCATCGATGTTCATCTGCTCACCCTGAACGAGCCTGCCGAATGGCGGGATGCCTGCATCGCCAGTCTCGAGGACGCACCGATCCAGTTGCACGTTTTGCCCGGCATTCCGGGCCGTATTGGTGAGGCACGCGCGGCAGGCTATGCACAAGGCACGCTGCCGCTGGTGTCCTTTGTCGATCCCGATGATTTGTACGAAGCCAGTGCCTTCACACAACTGGCCGATGCGCTAGATGCCTGCCCGCAGGCCGTGATGGCCTACACCGACGAAGCGCTGACCGACGAGAACGGCCACGACATCGCGGTGCGGCGTCTGGCCTACAGCCGTTGGCAGCACGCCAACAGCGCCAGCCACGTTCACGGCCTGATCGTGATGCGCCGATCTGCCGTGGAAGCCGTGCTCAAGGAAACCACCGACCTCAACAACTTCGCCGACTGGCTGCTGACCCTGCTCGTAGCCAAGCGCGGCGGCGTGCTGTACCTGCCCATCGTTGGGCGTCATTGGCGACAACACCCGCAGCAAAGCCACCGCACCGGCGACCCGGAAGCAGTCCGGCACATTCGCCAAGCATCGAACCTCTGGAGATAGACCATGTCATCGACCGACCCGAACCTTGGGCTCAACTACGGCTGGACGCTCGGCGAGAGCGGCTGGGACACCGGCATGGACGCCAACCTCAAGCGCCTCGGCGCGGTGGTCGGCCTATCCGTGAAAGACCGCGACCTGACCACGCCACCGGCCAGCCCCGCCAGCGGTGACCGTTACCTCATTCCTGCCGCTGCCACGGGCGTGTGGGCAGGCAAAACCAACCAAATCGCGGTGCGCATTGCCGATGCCTGGGAGTACCACTCGCCCAAGATCGGCTGGCTTTGCTACATCGAGGACGAGGCCAAGCTCTCGGCCTACAAGTCCACCGGCTGGAGCGCAGGCATCGCCATCTGATTTCCCATCTTCGTACCCACCAGAAACCCGCCCACGAGGCGGGTTTCGCATTTCTGGAGACTGCTATGACCGAACCCGAACAACAGCCTGCGCTCGTCGAGAACATGCTCCTGCTGCGACGCGAGGACTTCGACGAACTACTCGACCGCGCCGCAGAACGCGGAGCCGAGCGTGTGCTGGCGCACCTTGGCCTCGAAAACGGCCACGCAGCCCGCGACATCCGTGAACTGCGCGACCTGCTGGAAGCGTGGCGCGATGCCCGCCGCACGGCGTGGCAGACCACCATCAAGGTCGTGACCACCGGCATCCTGGCCGCGCTGCTGGTGGGGGCCGCCATCAAGTTGAAGCTGATGGGAGGCGTGCAATGACCGCCAAGCCGAAGATCTGCCTTTTGGACGACTGGCGGCGCGTGTTGCGACGGGCCTGGAGCATCCGCTTCTCGCTGCTGGCCGCTGCCTTCACGGCGGCGGAAGTGGTGGTGCCGCTGTTCGGGGACGTGCTGCCGCGCGGTGCGTTTGTGCTGCTGGCCTTTGCCGCCAGCATCGGCGCAACCGTTGCTCGCATCGTGGCGCAGCCGGAGATGCACCGATGACCCGGACACCATCACCCGTGATGCGCAGGACGGTGGCCGGACTGACGCTGTCCGCCGCCGCCCTGGTCGGCATCGTGCTGCACGAGGGCTACACCGACCGCGCAGTGATCCCGGTCAAGGGCGATGTGCCGACCATTGGTTTTGGCACCACCACTGGGGTGAAGCTGGGTGACACCACCACGCCGCCGAAGGCGCTGGCTCGGGCGCTCACCGATGTGCAGCAGTTTGAGGGGGCGCTCAAACAATGCGTGACCGTGCCGCTGGCCCAGCACGAGTACGACGCGCTGGTGAGCTTCTCCTACAACGTCGGCAGCCGCGCATTCTGCCAGTCCACGCTGGTCAGGAAACTCAATGCCGGTGACTACGCCGGGGCGTGCTCCGAGCTGCGGCGCTGGCGCTTCTTCCAGGGCAAGGACTGTGCGCTGCCTACCCACGCGCGGCTGTGCGTCGGGCTGGCTACTCGGCGAGAAGCCGAATACCGGCAGTGCATCGGGGAGGCGTCGTGAGCGTGATTCCGTGGCCGTACCGGCTGCTGACCCTCGCGGCGCTCAGCGTCGCCCTGGTCGGCTTCGGCTGGATCAAGGGTGCGAGCCACGTTCAAGCGCAATGGGATGCCGCCATCCAGCAACAAGCCCTGCAAGCCGCCGCCGTCCGCGAACGGCAGGCGCAAGCCACCGTCAAGGTCGTTACGCAGTACGTCGATCGCGTCCGCATCGTCCGCGAGAAGGGCGACACAATCATCAAGGAGGTCCCCGTCTATGTGCCCGTTCAAGCCGATGCTGCTTGCACTATCAACCGTGGCTTTGTGCGCCTGCACGACGCTGCCGCCGCCGGTGAACTGCCCGAGCCCGCCCGAGATGCTGATGCGGCCGCCGCAGGCATTGCGCTCTCTACCGTCGCCGGAACCGTTGCCGCCAACTACCAGACCTGCCACGAGAACGCCGAGCAGCTAAGGGCGTTGCAAACGTGGGTCAGGGAGATGAAGGTTGCCAGCGAGCAGTAGGGTTCAGCACCGCATCATGGATTGTTCCAGCATCCAGGGCTTCGCGAATCGAAGAACATCACTTCTGTGTCAGGCAAGGACCGGCCAGCAGCCTTAAGCACTTGGTGGCAGAACGCCTGCTGATCTCCATCTGGCTGACCAGTGAAAACCGAGACGGCCATTCGCTTTGGCGTACTCGATGCGATGGCATCGAGCACGTGTTGGTCTCGCTCGTCAAAGCTCCAGCCATATACGACCAGGCTCTCTCCAAGGGCGGGCAGCACCTCTTCATATACGTTCGTCAGGTAGTGACTTCGGCGAATCGCAGCGACCTTCTGATGACTGGTTCCCTCGCTAACAAACACGGGCACATAGTGCCCGGACGCCCACCTCCGGGTTATGGTGCCAAGCAAGTCACCTGCGGCTCCCGCGCCTACAGCGAGCTTTGTCTCATCACCAAGGTAGTCACGAGCAACCGCAAGACTGCCGTGAGGGTAGAAAACTAATGTTGCTCCTGCAGCGTGCCCATAGGGTCGCCGCAGATAATCCCAATCCGTCTGAAATTCCCCGTCGTGGAATGCGTCTTTGAACCAACTTCCGTGCGCCGCGTTGAACAGCAGCATGGCCCAGTACAAGGTGAGGTCGTAGTTCAGGCTGACGACCGTGGGAAACGCGCTTGCAAACGCACCGACCCGCTGTAGGTCGGTGGCAACATCGGCATGCACCGGATGCACGCTGTGCACGGCCTCGATCAGCGCTGTGCGAACCTCCTCATAGGCTGCGGAGATGGCGGCCGACGGCGTCCCCAATGCCCCGTTGACATGCTCGGCATACCAGCACGCGAGCAGAACATGCTCGAAGTCGGTTGTCCCGAGCTTCGCGAATATTGGGGCAGTAGTGGCGAGCAGTCCTTTTGCATCAGCAATGCCATGGAGTGTTGGGTATGCGAACTCCTTGTGGATGGCGATGCTGGCGCCGTTGCCCAGAAGGAGGGAGCTCCAACCGTCAGCGCTGATGTTTGCCCAGGTGTCGATGTAGATTCGATCCATGCTCTTCACTGGCCTGTCACTGACTGGATCGGGTCAAAGAATCGCAGCAGTTGCGATCGAATATCCGCCGTCGACGCAGTCAGATCCACGGTGGCAAAACGAATGCGATGCCCCTGGATCAGCACTGTCTCGTCGACCATCTGGCCGATTGCGGGATGCAACAACAATCCACTCGCGTGATCTGCAAGCGCATCGCCGCACCCAACCTGGGAGCGCAGATAGGCGTAGATCTGGTACACGTATCCGCTGCGCAGGGTTTCCT